ATGGATGCAAAGCCACAAATCAATTCAATACGTCTTTGTAAAGCTTTCTTCATTTGTGCTTCAACTGTTGAAGCACGAGTTTCACAACCAGTCAGCTTATATTTAATAGCAATACCACTTGTTACTCCGTTAATGAACTTCTCAGAGGTAAAATCAGGACAGCAAGCAATACGATAAATATTTTCTTGAATACGGTCAAGGTTAGTATTCACCTGTGTTTCAGAAGTGTCTTTTACTACCCATTTTGCATCACAGCCACTTCCAAGAAGAAGAATACGATTACGCTTCATCTCTGGTAGCTCTTCTTTAAATGCTTCAATATTGAAGTCACCAGTTAAGGCGAGATAGGCATTAGACATACCCTCAATCTCATCTGTCTGATTTGATAGAGTCTCATTGTAAGCATCTTGTAGATTCATTACACAATCAAAGATAGACTTTTCATCTTCCAAGTGGAATACATTAGCAGGACATTGATTGAACATATGCCTATCAGAACCAAGAGGTTCAAGAGGACCATTCATACCAATCATTTTATAATGATAGACATTTACATTGTCGTAAACATCAAGGAAGTAATTCTGATTATCAAAGTCCCAATCATTTTCTTTTGTCCAACGAACAAAATATAAAAGGTCTTCAGTCATATCATCAGAATAGACAGGGAAGGAAGACATAGGACAAACATTTGCAAAACGAATCTTCTTATCATAGTCTACATACATGACCTCTGAGCCAGTACCACAAATTAGAGCGTCTTTAAGTAACGCCACATCTTCAGCGCTCACATCATTGTATTTTAAGACTTCCTGAATCTGAGTAATATCTTCATCAGACTTGTAGGAAATACAATTTGGAGCGGCAATATATCCTGTATAAATGTCAACTATATTCTTACAAAAGTTAGTTACTGTATTATTACAAGGCTTAGTTTCATCTGAAAAACTACGAAATATAATCTTCTGTTTTCCCTCGTAATAATCATGCCATGTTTTTAATTTAGGAAGAACTTCTGTCTGATATTTAGTCAACATCTGTGTAATTATTTCAGGAGTTAGTTTTTCATTACGAGATATTGTAAACATCATTATCCTCCATCACTTCATTAATATCCTTACTATGTTATCACTAACACGTTCCATGACTCTCATGTTAGTCTTACCATTAGCCTTTGTAGCAATGCCATCTTTTACATCAGCATAACCATTAACTATACAACTTCCATCATCACGAACATAGATTTTACCCATCATACCTACTATCTGCCATTCAGGACGGTCAGCGCGTTTAATATAAGGCTGAGAAGCATCGTATTCAGGGTTCTGTTTAGGAGCATGAATGTGCTCAGTCCAAGCTTCTTCAATTACTTCTCCTGTATTCTCGTCTTTAATTTCTTCGTGTTCCACATCGTAATCTTCATAAATGATTCTACCAAAATCATCAATCAAATAACGCTTAGACCAATTCCACTCAGCAGAGTCACCAAGTACCATGGCAGTACCAGAGCAAATACCAAGAACATCATCACCAGTATTAGCCTTTACAATTTTGTCACCATCAAGAGTTACAATATAACCTACTCTATCTTCATTGTTTGGATTACCGTCTTTCCATTCAAAGTATTCTGCATAGTCAGCACCAGTAGAAGAAGAAACTGTTCCAGCAAAAGTACCGTTACCTTGCCAATCAAGAGTGTAAGCATTGGAACGAGAAGTGGATGTACCATTACTTACGCCATTACCTACGATATGAGCGTAAGTATTTTGAAATTTTCTATCCAGAATATTGTATCTTCCTTGTACCATAGTAGAGGCTCCAAAAACCTAAACACCCGTGCCAAACGCCTGACAATTATATGCACTAATTACGTTATCACCAGCAATCATATCAGTTATCGTATAACCACTGCTTCCGCAACTGCCTATTACGATATTACCATCCCCACGACACCCAAGCGTGCCATCTCTGGCTACGCCTATAACTACGCTACCTTCACCAGCTAATTCAATTCCGCCAATATTATTATAACAATTTACATATCCGCCAGCTAATGAACCGCCATTGTCAAAAGTTTTAACACTAATTTTCGCTTGTGTGTTAGCTTTATATGCTTTTACATGACCAAATAATATAGAACCATCAGAGCCTTCACACTAAAACATCGGATATGTATTATAATTTCCTTCACTTTTTCCGACAACCAAGTTATTATAACCAGTGTTTTGAAAAGTTGGATTATTTGCCTATTTAAAAGAACCTATACCAACACTGTTATTGTATGGTTTTAACCTTTTTGAAAACAAGTCAAGAGATACAGTACCATCAGTTTCAGTCAATCCATCTGTAAAGGTATATTCCTTACCACCACCAGCTTCCATAGTACCAACAATAGGTTCACCAGCCATATCATGAGCAGTAACGCCTTTAGAAAGCTTATCAGCAGACACAGTATCAGCAGTCAAATCAATAAGTGTATCTTCACCTAAAACAACTTTATTTACAGCCATTTAATCAACCTCCAATCGTACAGGTCTGACCTCCAGCACTATTAGCAGAGTATGTTACAGGAATCGCTGCTACTTCAACCTGACTGAGATAATCATAGCCCTCATCAGGAAGAACAGTCTGAGCAGACATTGTAGGAGTTACAGACTTGGTTTGAGCGGTTACAGTTTCACCAGCAAAAGTACCCTCAACACCAAGGATAGTAACGCCAGATTTAATATTACCAGCTACAATTTTAGCACTCTCAGTAGCATCAATAGAGACAGTACCACTACCATCATGGAAACCCATAGGAATAGTATAAGCGTCTTTGGTTGCAATCGTACCACTTACAGCACCCTTATTAGGCATAGTACCTACAAGCTTAGTACCACGAGCATAAGCAGTCTTACCTTCAAGAATCTCAGCTACTGCTGCTGTAGCATCTTGAGTATCAGCATCATAAGTGCAAGTGCCAGTAATAGGAGCACCAGATTTGTCATGTGCTGTAATATCTTTTAATAGTTTATCTGCGGTAACGGTATCAGCAGTAAGGTCAAACTTAGTCTCGTTACCAACAACAAGTTTATTAATATAATTAGCCATTTAAAGACTCCTCTCCAATAATTAATGTATATCCCTCAGCAGAATTAGATACTTCATATTGAGGAATCTTTTTAACCTTTAGGTTGTCTACCATCTTTTTATTCTTGGTAGGAAGAATCTATTCATCATAAGTTTTAGGGGTAATCTCATACTCTCCTGTATATGGAGGAGTCTATGATTGAGTACCCATATTAAACTCTATGTTGATAGGATTAACAGATTTTGCTATCATGTTGATAGAATTAACAGGTCTTCCCATATACTCTCCTTTCACATAAAGCGGATTTTATCGGGGAATTGAAGAGTCTCGCCTTCAACCGTGATATTGTAAAAAGCATTCTTTTCTGTCAATTCTGCTGGAATAGTAAACCAATAGCACTCATTCTCTTCATCATAAGTTCCGAGTATTGGAGTATCGCCAATCATTAAATTTGCCCTTGCATTTTTAACGGGAGTTTGGTCATCATAGGTTAAAGTTAAAGAAAAAGTGTTATCATAGCCTTTTGAAGCTAAGATAGCACCACTATCGTATTCCATTTTCATCCATTACACCTCACAATCCTAATGCACTCATGGACAAACTCTTAATAGTATGTGTTGCATACAAGTCAGAGTAAGCATATCTGCAAGCATCTATAGCATGAGACCATTCATGCGTTGTATCATCTGTCCACTCACCAGTCTATTTAGACTTGACATATGAAAAGTTTTCTAACTCCTCGATGAAATTAACACATCTTGGATTTACTATAATCAAATGGTCTTGCAGAAACATGAGTCCAAGTTTTATAGAGTCTTTACCTTTATTACAAGGTTTAGCGTTTATATTATTTTCTCTAAAGAATTGAATACTACGAGGTTCAGCGCTATCTACCATGATTGTAGATTTAGATAGATTCATTTCCCTGATTCCTTGTACAATATCAGAAAGCTAAACACCACGCTTAAAGTATTCATTGCATACATATATTATTTTGTTTTTCTTGTCGTAGAAAGTTTCTATGACAGCGGAGGGGTCTGAAAAACCTAAGTCACAACCGCATCTATGTTCAAGACCTTGACGAGCCAAAGCCATACCATCAAACACTTCAGCTCTCCAATTCTTAATAACCAATCCTTCAGGATTAAGCCCCCACTCACCATAATAATAAATACGAGCTTTAGCTGGGTCTCTATCTTTCATGTCTTCCAAAGCTGCAATATATTCCTTAGACAAAAATGGATTATCTTTAAAAGTAGAGAAAATAGTCCTCGAATCAACAGGTGGATTAGCTACTACAAAGTCATAGAGCCAATGAGTTTTAGCTATTGGATTCCATGACATAATTATCTATTGCCCATCATTCTTAGAACGCATACGAAGGTTAAGCTGTTCAACAATATCTTTTCCACACTCGAAAGCTTCTTCAATCCATACAGTACCAATTCCATTTAATGATAAGAGCTTCGTTTCCTCATCGAGTCCTGTAAAAATAATTTCAGAGCCATTTGGAAATTTTATATTAAAATCTGCTTCACGCACTTTCACATATTGCAAGATATTCCATTTTCTCAGAATATCTTTGAACAAAGAGAATACTGTATTGCGAATGGTAGAACCATATCGTCTACATACAAGTATTTTAATTTGCTCTGAACAGCATCTAATAATTAACTTCTAAGTGATGGAATATGATTTAGCACTACCAGCCCCACCATACCAAAATTCCCAACGCTTAGAATAATCTTGAATATATGGCAAAGCATAAGGAGCAAATATCTTAGCAGACAGATTAAGTTCTACATTAGGCATTAATTAATCCTCCGCAGTTGTTATATTTATTTTAATACCATCTTGAGCCTTGACATTAACAACATCTTCAGCCTTATAACCACAGTTATCAAGGACATAAGTAATAGCTTTCATATTTCCCCTCTGAATCTGCTCACTAAGCTTTTGGATAGCATTCTTCTCCAAGTCTTTAAACTTATCACGACAAATCTCAGATTGCAGTTCTTTGTAAGTATCAGAACGAGAGATAGCAAAAATCATCTTAGCACTCTCAGGAGTCTCAGGGAGATTGAGCATCTTAGCAATCTCTACAGCGTTTAAGAATGGATTGGAAGTCCATAGTTCGCACACAATCCTTTCACGCTGAGTAGGCTCAAGTTTAATAAAGGGTTTTTCTTTCTTAGGCATTTATGTACCTCCTTTCCACAAAATAAAACCCTCCCATATTTCAGGGAGGGAGGTTATTAATCTTTGAAATCAACAATTTTTGTCAACACTGTTTTTACGTCATATCTTTTATGTGTACGCAATATTGCGTCAGGGACATTTAGCCGCCCATGCTGAACCACATCAATAGGACTAATAGAATGTTTACCAGTCTCTCCCATGCACCAGAGGAAATTATCTATTGACATAGCATAAGTGTATTCAGAAAATGACAAGAATAACACACCAAATACATCTTTTGCTTGTAGTGCTTTCATTTGGTCTATCTGTGTTTTCTTTATCATTCCTTTTACATTGTCATGTTCTATTGTTATATATTTTTTCTCTGTGTATTTCAACTCACAGAAAAATATATTTTCATTTAATTTTACTAAGAAGTCTGCTGGCTAACATGGGATGTAAGCATTTGCATCTATAGCTTTAGCAGATACATAAGTATCTCTAATTCTCCACACCCATAAGTTCTAATGTTTACACGACTCCTTAAAATCCTATTCAAATATCTTCCGAGTGTTCATTATTTTTCCTTGATTCTTTTAATTGTTTTTGTAATTGTTGCACTAAAGAGATACGAAGTAATATCATTGTGCATATGATGACATTACACAAAAAATTTTCCATTGTTTTTCTCCTTATTTACTAAACACGCTTATGATTTATCGCTCAGAAAAGAAGGGAAAAGAAGGATTAAACATATTAATCAAAAGTATCAACACAAACATCTGCATCTTGGTCAGCATAGGAAAGCCAAATGCACTAACACATACATAACCCCAAGCCCAACAAGCTGCCCAAACAATAAGATACACAAGACCAATTGTAAGTAAAATTGCTAATAAATTGCAAAAAATATTTTTCATTTTAGTTCTCCTCTTCATTAAAATTCATTTTCAAACATAATCATTTCATCCAGTCTCTATGGTAAACAGGCATACTCCTCAGATAATAATAGTCATCTTCGAGCTTTCCATTTAAATCTCCATCAGGTCTAAAATTACCCAATGTCTTTACTATAAGGCTTCGTGTTTCTTCATCAAAACCATGAGGTTTTCTTTCATTCCAGTCTTCTTTATTCAGTCCGAATCGAGTTCTCACAATAATTGTGTAAAGTTGCTCATTACAAAATTCACTTTCACCAGCAGGTATATATCTATACTCAAATTCAATATCCCGCTCTTTAACTTTAATCCAATCCATATCCATTATTTTTCTTCTCCTTCAATTTTAATATAAACTTTTATCTTCTTCTCCTTATAGTTGTAGAGAGGGCTATATTTCAAGCCCTCAATCTACAGAAAAGAGAAGAAAAAATGAAATATATACACATTATACAGTATATGTATAATGGTATTAGCATAATAAATATTCACTCCGTAAGGAGGAGGAGCGCCTATGGCAAAGACGCTCCTTTTTTCTCGACACTGTTAATTATTTCCTATCAGTATAGAATATCTTTTTTAATATTGCTGTAAGTGTCGAAACAATTATGAAATTTATTGAGAAAACCCTCATGCCATGAGAGCTAACACAATCCAAGCTAAAAATAAACCAGCGAGCATATAATTTCTATGCTCTTTGTTGAAAATAGCACTATATTCTTTCTTAAACATCATCATTTCTCCTTTCAATTCTGTTTCCTTCTCATTTACACATTCCTTTTTATAAGGGGGACAAAACATCAATAAAACACTTTATTTTCAATGCTTTAGAAGTATTTACGAGACCCCATTTTCTGCATTTTTTTGTTTTGCTCTTTGTTTCCTCTTTTTATCACGCTCTTTTATGCGTCTACAATCAGGACAGCATTCATCACGCCTGTGACTTTTCCTAACGAAGAATTTACCACAAATAGGACACCTGTTAGTCAGAGCTTTCTTTTCCACATAATCACTTTGTTTGAAATACCCCTCAAACCACTTCCGAGGATTTTCAAAATCTACCTCAATAGTTTCTTCACCAGATGGAATTAAATCGAAAAATGACATATACAGAGGGTCATTATTTTCATATCTACTATAATAGCTCATAATATCAGGGTCATATAATAATCCCCAATCATAGAGCTTACAATATTGCTCTCTAACTTTCTTGTAAGTATTAAAGTGCGCTTCTTTCAATAAGCGTCTTTTCGTATTAGCCATATTAACCCAAGCTGGATTGCTTTTCTTGTATTGTGACTGAATCAATACCCAAATATAATAAACAAACATTAATTTACAGGCACCGAATCCAAGGAGACCTTCGCTTCTATCACTAATAGCAACACGAGCATTAGGGATAGGATTATTCCACTCAGCACTATCAGTCAACATCATTTGAGCAAACCAATCCAAAGCTTCTTTGCTTACCTTAACACTATCAATATCTACCATATACTTATCCTTACGATTGCGCACTTTTGTAATTTGCTTAGTCAACCAAGGACCATCTACCCATTGATTATAATTAACCCATAATCTTTCAATCTCTGACCTAATAGCTTTTGGCTTAAGTCCCTGTATATCATAGTATTTAATCAACAGATTAATATCAGAAAGTCCTTGTCTATAGTTGTTGTTAAAGGTAGCGCGAGAATAATTGCCAGCCAATCCATTACTTTCTTTTGTCTTGTTTACCCAAACACCATATTTCATCAACTCTTCAACTTTCTATGTTTCGTGATACTCTTTTCTCATTTCTTCTTCCTCCTTATATTACATTGCAATTCTTACGGCAAAACAAGTCCTGCCATATCTTTGATAACTATATATCTTTAGCCCAAACTGACTCCAAGAGCTATAACTTTTTCCCCTTACACTTTTTATTTTACGACAAACGGTAGATACACCCATTCGTCCACCATTCTCACTTAACAGTTTCTTTATTTCATTCGCCTCTTGGATTGTAATACTTTCTCTCATCTTTCTTCTCCTCCAATTAAAATCTAAATTATTTCCTTTTATTAACAATAAATTTTACTCAAAAACCGCTGTCTGAGTCCTCGGTAGTATAAACATACCACCCCATTTTAAAATCAAAAATTGAGCCATTATTTAAATAAAATGTAAAGCTCTACACCTTTACTTTTCTAAAATCATAATTGCAAATTAGTTACAACCTGACCAAACTGATTGACCACACCCTTGCACTCAGCGCAGAAGTCCCCGTCAAATCCAAGCAACTTAATCTTATGTGTTGTCATTGGCGCAATGATATTAGGATTATAAGCTTCAATTCTCAAAGTAAGTGCTCCATCCTCATTTGTCTTATAGTCATTACAACCTACTCTCTCACCATCAATATATACATCCTCGCAGGTATGATGCTTACGAGGGTTGCCATCGTTATTATAATATACATCATACAAATAATCTTTCATTTTTTTCTTCTCCTTTAATAATCATAAATACTTGTTCCATAATCGTTATCTCTAACATTCCACACCTTTTTGCCATCAATGTAATAAGGATAGATTTTCAGTCCAAATTTTTTCCAACTTGACCAATCAGTATTTTTTACTTCAGGCAGATGTTTGAATAGATTTTTCATTGTGGCAGAACCTTTAGGTTCATTTTTCCATCTAAGCCAATATTTAATATTATCAGCTTGTTCATATGTTAACTCTTTTTTCATTTTTCTCCTTTTTGGTTGGGAGCAATGACCTAACGCCCCCGCGTTAAGCGGGAGGCAGTTGGGTCTATGCGACCCTGTACTAACTAATCTGTATTTTTTATTTCTGGTGTTATTAGAGTCTTTAGGAGCGTTAGCGACGCTAAGACTCAATAACACCCCTGTTTCCTGACTTTGGTTTTTTATTTTTTATATTATTTATTTCTTTTGCGAGGGGCTTGTTAGCCCTCGCAGTATCTATTCTTATACTATAAGAGGGGTCAGAGGGTCAGTGGTCGTTTTTTCCCTTATATTTCAAGGGTTTAGAGCACTTTTTACTCTTTAGTACAGGGGTCAGTAATATTTTGTCCGAAAATGTGTCTTACCCTGATATAATAATTCCCATTATCTTTAAAAACTTCAAACCGACAACTTCTTAATTGGTCTTTATTAAATTTCTTTCCTAAAGTTTTCTCAGTCCAAGTATCAAAGGAAGTCAATCTTTTCTTTTCGCCATCAAGATAATCTTTACACACATCAATCTACTCTTGTGTCATACGATTTATAATCTCTTCAACACCTTCGTTTTCGCCTCGAATCGGGACAAAAGTATAACCAGTCTCAGGACCGTAATGACAACTAATACGAGTAGGTTTAATACCAGCACTACGACCTGCAATATGTATGCGTCTACCATCGGCTTTAATTTGAATAAATATCAAAGTATCA